ACAAGCGGATTACCTGGTTGGGTGTTTGTATCAGGTGACTACAGCTCGCAAGAGTTGTGTATTATAGCCACAGGGAGTAAAGATCCCGTGTGGATTAAAGCACTAGAAGAAGGTAAAGACCTTCATAGTGTGTGCGCAGATTTAGTTTATGGGCAAGAATGGAAAGATGTAGCTGATGTAGGCTGTGCTTACTATGCTTATGCTAATTTAGGTGGTGGTACAGAGCGTGCCCAACTTAAATGTAATTGCAAAGAACATAAAAGACTGCGTACAAATGTAAAAAGTATAAACTTCGGTTTAGCCTATGGTATGGGGCCACACAAACTAGCTGACACATTGCTTATCAATATTAAAGAGGCAGAAAGATTAATTCAGAAATACTTTACAGCATTTCCTGCAATTAAAAACTTTCTAGAGTCTCTTGGTAATTATGGTAAGTGGAACGGGTATATTAGAACATATGCACCGTACAGACGTATCAGATGGTTTGAAGAGTGGCAGGGTATAAATACAGACAAAGCTATGCTAGGTAAGATAGAGCGTGCAAGCAAGAACACACCAATTCAAGGTAGTGGTGCTGACATGTGTAAATCTGCTCTAGTTATTGTACGTAATTATATTCATGATAACAAATTACCCGTTAAACTAGTGATGACAGTTCATGATCAAATTGACACTATAGTACACGAGAGTTATAAAGACGAGTGGTGCACTAAACTTCAAGAGCTTATGGAACAATCAACACTAGATATTATACCATCAGGGCTACTAAAAGCAGAAACAGAAATATCAACAGTATGGAAAAAGTAAAAGACACAGCAGGAAATGAGTTAAATCCAGGTGATCATGTTGTAGTACAAGGATGGAGAGGATTAGAGGTAGCTAAAATAAGAAGATTTACATCATCATGTATGTTATGTGATTACACATTTGTACACCATAATGGAGATCAAGTACCAAGTAGATTACAACCTTATTTACCTAATCATCCTCATACAGCAATTAATGACAAGCATCCTGATAGAATGCTTAAAGTACTTAAAATAACTCAACAGCAGTATGACAACTTCCAGCAGAACCTCTAGGCAAATAGAGATAGTTCAAAAGTTTGCTGATAACAAAGGTAGAGGTACATTACTAGCAGCTACAGGCTTTGGTAAGACTTACACAGCAATTATGGTTATACTACGATTGCTTAAGTCTAGACCAGAAGCTAAGGTGCTAGTAGTTGTGCCAACTATCAATCTTAAAAATCAATGGAACAAAGAGCTAACTAAACACAGAGTTGTAAAGAACTGCGAAGTAATAGTAATCAACACAGCGTACAAGAATAAGTATGAATGTGATCTATTAATTTGTGATGAGTTACATGCTTACGGTGCTGAACAGTTTATTAAAGTATTTAACACAGTTAAGTATGAGTTTATATTTGGCCTCACCGCTACAATAGAGCGTACAGATGGTATGCACGAAGTATTGCTAGAATATGCACCTGTTATTGATGAAGTTCCTATTGAGGAATGTCATACAAATGGATGGGTGAGCGATTACCTTGTGTATAATCTTGCTGTACCTATGTTAAGCAGTGAGAAAGCAGAGTATAAAAAAGCTAATAATCAGTTTAGATATGCTGCAATGAAGCTAGGCTTTGGAGGTGCAGAATCATTTAACAATGCCAAAAGGTATTTAAATGATGCAAGCGCACCACCAGAACTAAGAGCTGCTGCAGTAATATACTATAATTCTATGCGTAAAAGAGGTGATGTTTGTAAAAACTCACAAGCTAAGATACCTGTAATCAAAGAGTTACTATCTAAGTTTAAAGACCGCAAAGCATTATTATTTAGTGCATCAACTAAATTTGCAGATGATGTGCAAGAAGAACTTGGAGATATATGCTTAAGTTTTCATAGTAAACGTACTAAGAAACAACAAGCAGAAATACTTAAAAAGTTTAAAGACAACAGAACTAAACAACGTGTGATAAGCTCAGTAAAAGCTTTGAATGCAGGTTTTGATGTCCCTGATTGTTCATTAGGTATTGTAGCTGCAGGTAGCTCTAAGAAACTAGATAACATACAGAGGACAGGGCGTATCATTAGGTATGTACCAGGTAAGACAGCTATGATTATTAACCTGTACGCCCCTGATACACAGGAAGTGTCTTGGCTTAACAAAAGACAAGAAGGCCAAAGTGTTAAATGGGTGGATAGTGTAGAAGAAATAACAGTTTAAACATAGCTAGTGGTAATGTCTCAACAATACCAATAAGACCACAGGCTGTGTAAATTAGGTAAGAGAAGTGAGTACACTCTTTTAAGATCGTGATTCCAGGTGATACTGCCAAACCACATGGCGCCTATTTTATTATTATGCTAAATTGTACCCTAACGGGTATAAAATAGCTTAATGAGTGGCTAATTATACCCTAACGGGTGTAATACCGCATACATGAGCCGAATAAAAAACTAATTGGCTCATAAACTATTAACTAAAACAAGATGGAAGCTAAAACTATGTTTGAATTACAATTTGGATTTACATCTGAAGACCAAACAAAAGTGTATACTTATGAAAGAGATAGGTACGGAGCAAAAGAAAAGAAACGTTTACAAGTAGAAGCAGATTGGAAAGAAATCAGAGAAGCTGAAAAGAAACTATTTTCTATACCTTCTAAAGACAGGTTACACAATCAGTGGTGGGACATGACTAAATCTAAGTTTTGGCAAGAGGTTGCTCAGTGTGATGTAACCTACTTTGGAATAACTACAAAGTTTAAAAAATTGCCTAAAAACGAATGGAGACAACCAAATTATTAACTAAAAACTAAATTATGATTAAAATTATAGCATTAAGTGTAGTAGCCTTAATAGGTTTGTACTTAGTATGGATGATGATTAAAACAAAAGAAGTGAAAGATGTGCATATAAATGCAACAGCTTATAACCTAAAAAAACAAAAAAACAATGGCTCTAACGCAGGAAGAAAAAATAAACACAATAGTAGAAGTACTGGAAAAGCACAACAAGGTGCACGAAAACATGGAAAGTCAGCTAAAACTAATAACAGACTTTCTAAACACAACAGCGGAACAAGTAGTAAAGATTAAAAAACAATTGCGTGATACTACAAAAAGTAACGCGTAAATCAATGTTGATAAGACCATCAGGTCGTAGCACAGATTTTATATCCCCCTCATTTGGCTACGGTTGTTTATACAATTGCTCATATTGTTACATGAAACGACACAAACCTGATGGTCTATCAATATCTACAAACACAGGCGACATACTTACAGCAATAAATAACCACGCATACTTTACACCTGTAGAGAAACCTAATCAAACGCACGCAGACTATACTACCTACGACATTAGTTGTAACGAAGACTTTGCACTGCATGCTAAATATCATGATTGGGAAAGGATCTTTGAATTCTTTAGAACTCACCCTGTTGCAATGGGTGCATTTGCTACTAAGTATGTTAACCCTAATCTAATTAACTTTGATCCGCAAGGTAAAATACGTATTAGATTTAGTTTGATGCCACAGCACATGTCTGACATTCATGAGCCTAACACATCTAAAATCATTGATAGAATTAAAGCTATTAATGCATTTATAGATGCAGGGTATGACGTCCATGTTAACTTCAGTCCAGTCATTGTAGAAGATGATTGGTTAGAAGACTATGAAGACTTGTTTAATATGATGAACGATTACGTTGATTATAAAAATCAAGTGCATGCAGAAGTAATATTTTTAACACATAACGAAAAGAAACATGAAGAAAATCTAAAGAAACACCCTGAAACAGAGTTAGATCTCTGGAACCCAGCTATACAAGAAGAGAAAGTCTCGCAGTATGGTGGAACTAACATAAGGTATGCTCGACACTTAAAGCCTCTATACATAGATGCATTTAAAGCAGTGCACGAAAGAGTTATACCTTGGAATAAAATCCGATATATATTTTAATATGCCTAGTAAAGACTATTTAGACTATAATCCTCTTATACCAGAGGTAAAAAAGAAAGTAAAAAAAGAAGTTAAACCAAACACAGTAACAAAAAATGTATTTGAATTAATATTTGGATTTGGATACCCTAAAACGTATAACACACCGAGTGTTATGCGAACTTATAAACACCCTAAAACAGACGGAAGTAATGGCAAAATTAGTAGATTTCGCTGATCTCAGCATGATAGCAGTACCTGAGCGTACTGAGACTTACATACCAGTGAGTCACCAAGAATTAGTAACAAGAGTAAAGAAAGCAGGAATGCTTCACTACGGTAGACAGCCTATTAAAACAACGTTAGAAACAAATCAAAGAGGACAACAATTGTTTGGCTCTATGGTATTTCCAAGCGATACTAAAGGTTCTGACATCTCAGTAGGATTTCGTAATTCATACGATAAAACATTACCAATAGGTTTATGTGCAGGCTCACAAATTACAGTGTGCTCTAACTTAATGTTTGTAGGTGATATTGTAAAACTACGTAAACACACTCAGAATATTGAGGAAGACATGGATGCATTAATTGCAGAATTGTTTACACAAACTGATAAATTACACGGTAAAGCACAAGAAGATGCTAGTTATATGCACGACATACAACTTAGTAATGAGCAAGTAGGTGATTACTTTGGCCAATTATTCGTAAATCAGAACGTTTTGAATGGCGCACAACTTAAGACAGCTACCAAAGAGTGGTTCGAGTCTCAAGTATTTAAGTCTAGAAACCTATGGTCTGCTTACAATGCGTGCACTGAAGCGCTTAAAACTTCACACCCATCAAATGCTTTGGAAAACTACACTAAATTACATACATTTACAGAGGATTATATCCTAAATGAGTATAAAGCACATTTTAATAAACAAATGATTGAAATGGAAGGTTATACTGCTGTATAAATAATATAATATGAAAGACAGTCCCTACAAAGGAAAGAAGTTAGAATTTAATGAAATATGGCACTTAATGCAAGTGTTAAAATTTTATTATGACGACATTATGTTGTTGACAGCCAAAGACATAGCAGAGATTTTAAGGCTAGAGTTTGGTTGTGTACTACAAGAAAATGACGTATCTTTAAACCTCCTTCTAGCACATCGTAGAGACAGTGATGGTAATTTAAAATGTTATGAGTGATTGTATACAATGTGAAGATGGATTAAAATGCTTACCAGACGATTCTTTGGTAAGTTTAACTGAAGAGGAACTCGATAAATATTTAAATTGCGATGAAAGTATCTTTGAACTTAACCAAGTTGAAAGGCAATCACCTCACCCCCAGTGAGTTTGTATACCTTTTCCTTAAAAGTGGAGGAGAAAAGCAAATTCAAAAGTACTTAGAAATTTTACCCGTTGACAGAGAAAAACTACAGACACGAGGCTTTATTAAAATAATGCCCGACGAGTCACTTACACTCCGTCAAAAAGCGTTGGATTTATTTACAGTACGGGGATGCGAAGATTGCTGGAATCAATTTGCAATTGCTTACCCTAGGAAGGATAGAGGTAGGCCTCTCCATAATGATATGAAGCGTAACAAGCTTAAATACATAACATTAATAGAGAGAAAACCAGGCTTGCATGAAACTATAATCAATGCTATTGCAGCAGAACACGAGGATAGAAAGCAAGCAAGCTACACTAATGATTTTCGTCCGCCGTGGAAGATGATGAGCTCATACT